TTGCGGAAATGTGGTCAAGGATATTCCAAAGCAAAAGAATTTACAAGCCGTGTACTTGCAACCCAAAGGCATGGCAAACCATGATAAATGAATTGACACAAGTGTATGAAACTTATAAAGTGCAAGAATGAGTGTGAAGTTTGTGACCATTACAAAGTAAGCACAGAAGAAAAAATCAACCCCACTGGACCACACATAGATTCCAATTTGATTTATATTTGTGATAAGTGCAAAGTAAGGTTTGCGGATCGTGAACGATGGGGCGAATGGTTAAAACAAATTAGGCAACTGAATGAAACCACACACTAAAATCTACATGAACCATTTCGGATACGACACATCCGATTTTATTCCATGCGAAGTATGTGGAAGCCAGGCGGTTGACATCCATCACATCAAACCACGGGGTATGGGCGGATCAAAAAGTAAAGACACCATAGAAAACCTAATGGCACTTTGCAGAAAGCACCACATCGAATACGGGGACAAGAAACAACACATGGATTTTTTAATAATTACACACCAAATAAAAATGAACAAATGAACATAGAATGGGTTAAAACAAAAGACATCATCCCAAACGAAAACAATCCGAGGATTTTGAAGGATGATAAATTCAAAAAGTTAGTACAATCAATCAAGGACTTTCCCGAAATGTTGGAGATACGCCCAATTGTTGTCAATAATGAAATGATGATTCTGGGCGGTAATATGAGATGGAAAGCCATTCAAGAAATCGGCATCAAGGAAATACCAATCATCAAGGCGGAAAACCTAACGGAAGAACAACAACGGGAATTTTTGATAAAGGACAATGTTGGATTTGGTGAATGGGATTGGGATGCGTTGGCAAACGATTGGAACCCAAGCGATTTAAATCAATGGGGATTAGATGTGCCAAACATTGATGACATCACAGAAACAAAAGATATTCCCGATGTGGGGGAAGTTGAGTTTAGTGAGGAATTATTATTGGAACACAATTACATCGTTTTGTATTTTGATAATGCCATGGATTGGGAAGTCGCCCAAGAATTGTATGGATTGAACAAGACAAAACATCATGTGAAAATGAAAGGTCAAAGTATCGGGATTGGTAGGGTAATAAATGGTAAGAATTTTATATGATAAATGTAATAATACCTTCGTACAAAAGAAGTCACGACCTTAAAGGAAAGGATTATTTTGTTATGGCCAAGTATTGTGTACCCGAAAGCCAAAAAGATGAGTATATTGAAATCTTGGGGATTGATAGGGTAATTACATTACCAGATGATGAGGATGGGAACATTGTAAACAAAAGAAATTGGATATTGAAAAACATCCCAAGACCTTTAATAATGATTGATGATGATGTCAAAGAAATTTGTTATTTTCAGTCAAAAGAAAATACCCCAATTAAACACACATTATCAAAAAAAATGTTGAATGAGTTTTTTGAAAATTCTTTTCATCTGTGCCAAGAATTAAATTGTAAAATGTGGGGAATCAATCAAAATACCGATCCGTTAGCATACAAACAATATAGTCCATTTAACTTATCAAAAATTATTTTAGGTCCGTTCCAAGGCCATTTGGAACACGATTTGACATTTGATATTAAAGTGGGTACAAAAGACGATTACGATATGGCGTTACAACACCTAAGAACATACAAAAAAGTATTAAGATTGAATAAATTTTCATACGAATGTGAACATGGGGACAACAAAGGAGGAATTGTATCGTATCGAAGTAAGGACAAAGAAATTCAGTATTGTAAACGCATCATGTTCAAATGGGGTAAAAAGATAATTTCGTATCATTTACCACCCAGAAAAATGACAGATTTATTAAACGCAAAAAAAGTAAACATACCAATCAAAGGAATATGAAAGCATGGAGAGAAACAAACCGAACCACACCAATTGATAACGACTTGGTGTTAATTGACACAACACAAGTTGCGTACATCATGGATGGACAATGGTATTTAGAACATGATGATTCACCAATTCCAACACCAACTTGGTGGATGCCTATCCCTTTACTACCAAATGATTAACACCGAAAGTACACCGATATGGCAAATGAGGAAAATTTGAAACCAGCATGGAAGCCAGGGGAACAAAGCCCAAACCCCAATGGCAGACCAAAGGGAAGCAAGAACCGAAGCACCATCGCACGGAAATGGTTGGAGGTAATGCAAGAAAGCAAAAACCCCATCACGGGTGAATTGGAAAAACTATCCCAAGAAGATTTAATAACACTTGCCATGATACACAAGGCAAGGAAAGGCGATGTAGGTGCGTACAAACAATTGATGGATTCGGGATTTGGTATGCCTACCCAACAAATTGATGTTACCACTGAAAAGCCAATCTTCAATGGTATTGATTTGGATGTGAAATAATGCTTCAAAGAACCACCGCCCAAACCAAGATTTCCCAACTGCGAAAGCGGGTTAGAATTGTGCGCGGTGGGACATCGAGTTCAAAAACATTCAGTATTATTCCCATGCTTATCACATACGCGGTGCAAAACCCAAAGTGTGAAATTAGCGTGGTATCGGAAACCATCCCGCATTTGCGAAGGGGTGCAATCCGTGACTTCCTTAAAATCATGGACATGGTGGGAATGTATGACCCAAACAAGTGGAACAAATCTTCACTGACCTACACATTCTCAAATGAATCATACATTGAATTCTTTTCTGCGGATCAACCACAAAAGTTGAGGGGTGCAAGGCGTGATGTTTTATTTGTAAACGAGTGCAACAACATAGATTGGGAATCGTACTACCAAATGGCAATCCGTACCCGCAAATTCATTTATTTGGATTACAACCCAGTGGCAGAATTTTGGGTGGATAGCGAATTGGTTGGCGATCCTGATGCGGAAATGATTGTACTTACCTATAAAGACAACGAAGCGTTGGATAAATCAATCGTGGCGGAAATTGAAAAGGCACGGGATAGGGCAGAAACAAGCAACTATTGGCGTAATTGGTGGAAAGTATATGGGCTTGGTGAGATTGGAAACCTACAAGGGGTTATCTTTTCCAATTGGCAAACTATTGACAAGATTCCCGAGGATGCAAGGTTACTTGGTTGTGGTGTTGATTTCGGTTATACAAACGACCCTACGGCAATTGTGGCCGTATATGAATACAATGGCCAACGAATCGTTGATGAGGTCGCATATCGCACGGGGATGCTTAATTCGGATATTGCAAAGGCATTGCCCAACTTTGTGCCAGTGTATGCGGATAGTGCAGAACCAAAGTCAATTGATGAGATACGGAGATACGGCATAAGAATCAAGGGCGTGACCAAGGGAAAGGATTCCATCAACTACGGAATCCAAATCATGCAATCACAATCCTATTTGGTGACATCCACTTCCACCAACCTAATTAAAGAACTGCGCAACTATTGTTGGGATACGGATGCCCAAGGGCGTACAATGAACACGCCAACGGGAACTTGTCACGGGCTCGATAGTTGGAGGTATATGGAGATGATGTCATTAGGCATTAAAGCCAATTATGGTAATTATGATATCCGATAATATCAAATAATATCTATATAGATTCTATGCGTTATTTTGTATATTTGTGGTATGATAACACAAAAAAGCAAAAAAGATGTGCCAGTTCAAATTTTTAATGGCAGAACTTATTATCAGTACGAAGGCCGATACTTTACAAGCCACACAAGAAAAATGCACCGCGATGTTTGGTCTTTTTACAATGGGGAAATACCAAAGGGGCATCACATTCACCACATAGATGGAGATGTAACAAACAACGACATTTCCAACTTGCAATTGATGGAAGCCAGTGCGCATTTAAGGATGGAAGCCAAAAAGCGACACAGAGAAAATCCCGAATGGTCTAAACAATTTCACACCAAAGGAATTGAGATGGCCAAAGAATGGCACAAATCCGCAGAGGGAAGGGAATGGCACAAACAACACGGAATCAATGCATATGCAAAAAGACAACCCGTTTCAAGAATTTGTTTAAGGTGCAATAAAGAATACCAAACAACACAATTAGGGAATGCAAAGTTTTGTTCCAATAATTGTAAATGTGCATTTAGAAAAGCAAGTGGAATTGATGATGTAAAAAGAATATGCGTTGTGTGTTCAACAGAATTCACATGTAATAAATACCATCCACAAACCAAATGCAAAAGGGGTTGCAAATAAATTGTTTATTTCGTGTGGGTTTCCTATATTTGCAAAGACAAATAACAATGAAGCACAGTCAATTAAACCTATTTGGCGATATACAAATAGAAAATAAATGGGAGGAACATTATTTGGGTATGCCCGAATACAACAATGTTCGTGAACCCGATCCATTTATTACGGCAACATTCAAATTTCGCACCCAAGACGATTTTGATGAATTCAACAAATTAATCAAAGAACATTTGTATCATGGCGAAAGGGTTTTTGATGGTATGCAAAGAAAGGATGTAAAATCATCTTGGTATCCATTGCGTGAAAAGGCATCGAAATACAGATTCAAATGAACCCAAGATTTCCAATTTACATAATTAGCAAGGGCAGATGGGAAAGACGGCAAACAGTCAAGACATTGGAATCAATGAATTGCCCGTTCAAAATTGTTGTTGAACCAAGTGAGTATGAGAACTACAAAGAACACATTGATATTGAAAAGATTATTTGTTTGCCATCAAATTTAAGTGAATTAAAACAAGGAAGCATCCCAGTAAGAAACTTTGTGTGGCAACATTCAATTGATTCTGGATTTGAATTTCATTGGATATTGGATGACAACATTGAAAGCGTTGAGCGATTTTACAACAACATGAAAATAAAATGTATTTGCCCAACTCCTTTTGCGGTGATTGAAGATTTTGTGTTGAGATATGAAAACATTGCAATGGCGGGAATGAACTATGGTATTTTTTGCCCCGCAACAGAAGGAAGGCAACCAATAAGATTCAATGAACGAATTTATTCTTGTATACTAATTAAAAACGACATTCAATATAGATGGCGTGGAAGATACAATGAGGATACTGATTTGAGTTTAAGGGTGTTAAAAGATGGATGGTGTACAGTATTGTTCAATTCATTTCTCATTGGTAAACGGGCAACGATGACACAAGGCGGTGGCAATACAGATACGATCTACAACACTGGCGATAAACGATTGGCGTTTGCAAAGAGTTTGCAAGAACAACACCCCGATGTGGTAAAGGTTGTTTGGAGATTTAATCGTTGGCACCATTTGGTGAATTACAAGCCATTTGCCAAAAACATTTTAAGAAAAAAAGAAGGTGTTGAAATCAAAAACGAAGTAAACAATTACGGAATGAAGTTAATAGAAATGAACAATGAAAATTGAAGATTATCGGTATTCAAACGAATTAAGAACAAAGGCAAAGGCATTGCCAATGTATGAGGAATTCATCAAACTCGTTGATGATGACAAAAAGGTACAAAAGTACAACACCATCCAAGATATGTTATTGGATGCGTTCAAATGGGATTCAAGCCCACAAGGTCAGGACTATTGGCAATCGGTGTATGATTCAATTGTCATTATTGACCATCCGAGATGCCCCAAATGTAACCGACTGGCAAAAGTGACATTCAACAAATCCAAAGGGAATTATCGGTGCTTTTTATGTAAAATAAACTACAAATGACAACACAATACCAAGAGGTGCATAACCTTAAACAAGAAATCAGGCGGATGCGGTTGCAGATGATTGAACAGAAATCGGACTATGATAATTTGGTTCGTGCGTTAAAGCGTGAAATTGTCCAACCCAAAACCGACATCAATTTAGAACCCACCCCATGGCGTGAAGTGTTACGGGCAATCTGTGAAGTTTACGACCTTACACCCGACACGGTGATAACAAGGTCAAGAAAACGAAGGCCATTGTATGCCCGTCATATGTTCAACCACATTTGCAGAAAGCGTTTAGAAATGACATTTGAAGAAATTGGGTTAATCTGTGGGCGGGATCATTCCACCATTATTTCATCGGTGCGTGAATTTGGGGATATTTTACAGACCGATAAGGAAGTCCAAAGATACCATGCAAGGGTACACACCATCCTTCACGAAAGATTCCCGTAAACATTCGGGAATTTCTTCGTTTTATTAGTATATGATTGAAAACAAAAAGATAATTGTACCTACCGAACTGCGTGATGTAAAGTTGCATCAAATGATAACATACAACGGGTTAAAACCCGAAATGGATGATGTATCAAGGCAGTTGGAAGCGGTGGCAATCTTTTGTGACTTGACCATGTCGGAGGTTAAGAATATGCCATTTGATACACTGAAATACTGTGTGGAAAAAATCACAACCATGTTGGAATCTAAACCAACATTCACACCCAGGTTCGAGTACAAAGGCATTGAATACGGATTTATCCCAAACTTTGACGAACTCACAACGGGTGAATTCATTGACATCGAAAATTACTGCAAAGAACCCAACGACCTTTGGAAAGTGTTGTCGGTTTTGTATCGCCCCATTACCAAAAAAGGACAGAATGGAAGGTATGAAATAATGGCTTACAATGCCGACCTAAACACGGCATTTAAGGAGATAGACGCGAACACTGCATTTGGTGCGATGCTTTTTTTTTGGAGTTTAGGAATCGACTTATTGAATTCTTTCCAGAAGTATTTGCGGATGGTGAGGAGGGGGGAAGTGGCGATGAAATACGCCTTACCAAAAAATGGGGATGGTTTGGAATGGTCTACCGACTTGCTAACCGAAATTTCCTCAACTTGGATTCAGTGTATACAAAGCCCATTCAAACCGCTCTCA